TTCGTAATTGTAGCTGGAGGAAGGCTGTTAGCATAATATGTCATCTACTAAAAGAAAAAAGAAAAACCCTGCATTAGATTATTACCCAACACCTCATTGGTGTACTACAAGATTCTTAGAAAAAATTAATTTAAGAACAGCAAATAGTTTTTGGCTTGAGCCATGCGTTGGAAATTGTTCTATTTTAGATGCTGTAAATAATTTTTATTCTACAAGAAATCAAACACTTCCAAATTGGACAGCAGTTGAAATACAAGAATCTTTTGAAGAAGATATAAAAAAGAGATTATCACAAGAAAAATATCTTATTAGTGACTTTTTTAAAGTTGATAATTCATTTATAAAACATCCTAATGTCATTATTACAAATCCTCCATTTAATCATGCCTTGGAATTCATTAAAAAGGCAATAGAGCTTGAACCGGAGTACGTTTGTATGTTGTTACGTTTGAACTTTCTAGGCTCACAGGAACGCTCTGATTACCTTAGAGAGCATATGCCAGACATATATGTTATTCCTAATAGACCATCTTTTACTGGTGGCAAAACAGATAGTATTGAATACGCTTGGTTTGTTTGGTCAAAATATAATGATTATGGTAAAAATTCAAGTGGAAAAATTGTTATCCTAGAAACAACCCCAGCAAATATTCGAAAAAAATAAAATGCATACTCAAGGTCAATTTATTGATTTTCTTCAAAAAATTTTTGGAGAAGGTACTCTTTCAAATCAAGGCAATAATATTTCCGTTGTTTGCCCAATATGTCAAGCAAAAAAACAAACAGATTATAGAAAAAGAAAATTAGTTATCAGAACAGATAATTGTTTATTGCATTGTTGGGTTTGCAATTATAAAGCTAAAAATTTATTGGATATTTTGACTAGGTATGGTAAAGAACATATAGATGAATATGTAAAAAATTTCCTACAAAGTGAACAATTAGATTTTGAAAATAAAAATACAATCGTAGAAGAAAGTAAAATTGTTCTTCCAAATGATTTTGAACTATTAGCAACTGCTGATCGAAACAATCCAAACGTTAAAAAATATATAAAATACTTAAAATTTAGAGGCTTAGGTAAAGTAAACCTAGATAAAGATCTATGGTATTGGAAATTTGGATTTAGTAGCGAAGAAAATTATATCAATAGAATAATAATGCCATCTTTTGATGAAGAAGGTAATTTAAATTATTTTACAGCAAGAGCAATAAATCCAAAGATAAAGCCTAAATACGTAAATCCTCCAGTTAAAAGAGAAGAAATTATATTTAATGAAATTAATATCAATTGGAAAAAACCTCTTGTCATTGTAGAAGGTCCATTTGATCTTGTAAAGTGTACAGATAATTCTACTTGTTTACTAGGCTCAGATTTAAATCATAACTATAAACTTTTTCATAAAATAGTAAGAAATAAAACCCCGATAATTCTAGCATTAGATCCGGATGCAATAAAGAAACAAGATAAAATTGCAAAAGATTTATTCTCATGGGATATTCCTATTCAAACCATAACAATACCCCAAAAATATAGCGATGTTGGAGAAATGACTGAAGAGGAGTTTATTTCTCAAATCAAATCTGCTACCATTTTTAATATAGAAACTTCTTTAAGAAGCAAAATAGCAAGGATTATTTAATGAAAATTTGCCAAATATCCGATGTTCACTGGCGAGGTATTTCCAGACATGAAGAATATACAGATAGTTTTACAAGACTTTTTAAAATTCTTCGTGAAGATATCAAGCCAGATCTAATCATCAATACTGGAGACACATTCCATACAAAAACCAATGGAATAACTCCAGAGATAATCCAAAAATTATCTTGGATGTTTAAAGAAATAAGTTTAATTGCACCATCAATAACCATTCTTGGAAATCATGATGGCAATTTAACTAATCTTGAAAGACAAGATGTTATTACTCCTATATTTGAAGCATTATCTTTGCCAAATGCTTTTCTTTGTAAAAAAACAGAGTCTTTCACTTTAAATAAAATTGTCCCTAATGTAAAAGATTCAAATAAATTTTTAGTACACGTTTATTCTCCATTTGATGAAACAAATTGGGATAACTTAAAAACTGATAATTCATATATAAATCTTGGATTATTTCATGGCTGTATTTCTGGATCAGAAACCGATTTAGAACATGTACTGGCACATGGAGAAAAAGAATTGTCATATTTTAAAAATATGGATTTTTTACTTCTTGGAGATATTCATAAAAATCAATATCTTTCAAAAAGAATGACCGAAAAAGAAGAATTGAAACCTTGGGTAGCATATCCTGGTTCATTAATTCAACAAAATTTTGGTGAAAATGAAAGAAAAGGTTTTTTGGTTTGGGAACTGAAGGATAGAAATAACTGGGATGTAAACTTTATTGAATTAGAAAATAAAGCTCCATTTATTACCATTCCTTGGCTTGGAAACGTATTTGACACAATCAAAGCTGTAGAAATACAAAGAGGTGAAAAAGCATTTTTACCAGGAACACGTTATAGAATAAGTTCATCACAAGCTATTTCTCAAGTTGAAACTAGACAATTAATAGCAGATTTAAAAGAACGTCGAGGGGCTGAAGAAGTAACTTTTAAATTTGATTTTGTATCAAAAATGGATACAATTGATATTGCAAAAGGAACTTCATTGTCTAAGACTGATCTTAAATCAAATTTTCAAGGATTGTTTGATTTATATAAACAATACATAGAGGCACACACAGACAGTATTATTTTATCTCAAGAACAGATAGATTTTGCAGAAAAAACCATAAAAGATTATCTTAATAAATTGAATTATCAAGAGCCTGAATTAACACAAAGAAATGTTTCTTGGGCAATAAAAAATATGAAATTCGATAATATTTTCCGCTATGGAGAAAACAATTCTATTGATTTTTCAAAATTAGATGGGATTGTTGGCGTATTTGGTCCAAATAAATCTGGAAAGAGTTCTTTGGTTGGTTCTTTAATGTATGGTCTGTATAATACAACAGACAGAGGACCATTAAAGGGTGCTTATATTATCAATAAGAATAAAAAACAATGTTCAGTTGATATTTCATTTACTGTTGCTGGTGATGAATATCTTTTACAAAGACAAACTGTTCGTTCATCATCTAAAAAGAAAGATGACGATAAAACCACTTCTTCTTTGAATTTATATAGAAAAAATTTAGATGGTTCACTTGTTGAAATGAATTCTATTTCTAGAGATGATACAGATAAAGAGATAAGAAAATTAATTGGTACATCAGATGATTTCTTAATGACAGCATTTTCGTCTCAGGGAGATTCAAATAAGTTTATCAACGAAGGTGCGACTAAAAGAAAAAATATTCTTACAAAATTTTTAAATCTTGATATTTTTGAGAAACTTTATGTTTATGCAAAAGATGATTATCAAATTATAAATGAAAAAACAAAAAGTTATCAATCTGTCAATTGGGTTGAAGTCATGAATATGACAAGACAAGAAATTGATTTGTTAGAATATAGTATTGCGAATGAAGAGAAGAAAATTAAAGAATTTAAATCAGAATTAGAAGAAAATATTTTTTGGCTTAGAAATAACCAACAGCAAACAAAACAAATCAATTTTCTAGAAAATAAGAAAGATTTTGATTCCCTTAAATTAGAAAAAGAAAAACTACTTTTTTCAAAAAGCGATTGTTTATTGAATATCAATTTAATTTCTGATAAAATAAAAGAGATTGAAAATAAAATTCAGACTATTGATATTCAAACGTATCAAGAAAAACAAAATAAATTTGAACAAATCAAAATTTCTTTGATGCAAACTAAATCGACATATGAAAAAGAAAAAATAATTCTTGAAAATCAAGAAAAATCAGTTAAAAAATTAGAGATTGTTCCATGTGGGGATTCTTTTCCTTCTTGTCATTTCATAAAAGATTCACATGAAGATAAAAAAAATCTTCAAGAACAAATGATAAAAGTTAATCAAATATTTGATTTGACAAATTCAATAAAAGAACAGTTTGAACAATTTATTGCATTGAAAATTACTGATAAAATTAAAGAATATGAATCTTTGCAGAAAGAACATATAACTTTACAAAAAGAAAAAGACAATATCGATTTAAGAAAAAATTTTATTGTTGAAAAACTAAATTTTATAAATGAAAAATATGATTTAGCTGAAAAGAAATATCTAGAATCAATTGATAAAGATTCTTTTCTTATTGAAAAAGAAATTGAAGACAAAAAACAAAAAATAAATTCATTAGAAGAACAAATAAAAAGTTCTGAATCAATTATTAAAACTTCATTGTTTAAACTTGGCTCTAAAACAGATATCTTAAATAAGAACACTTTAGATTATGAAGAAGGTAAAAAACACATAGAACAATTGAAATTGTTTGATAGCATTTTAAACGCTTTTAATAAAAACGGCATTCCAGCGATGGTACTAAAATCACAGTTACCAGCTATTAATTCTGAAATTGATAAAGTGCTTAACGGATTTATTGATTTTAAAATTTATCTTGAAACTGATGTTAATAGCAATATAATGGATGTTTTTATTGAAGATAATCATTCAAAAAGAGTTATAGAATTGGCTTCTGGTATGGAAAAGATGATTTGTTCTTTGGCTCTTCGTATAGCTTTAATTAACATTTCCAGCTTGCCACGTCCTAATATTTTTATTGTAGATGAAGGATGGGGAACTCTTGATAAAGAACATATACAGAAAATCAGCGGGCTGATGTCAGCTCTAAAAGAAAATTTTAAAACTGTTTTATTAATTACCCATATTCAAGAAATAAAAGAAATGGTAGACATGTTAATTGATATTAAAAATGATGATATAGAATCACACATAGAGGCATAAATGAAAAAGCAAACCGATAATAGTCCAAAACCAAAAAAAATTCCTAGAAAAATCACAGTACAAGAACCACCAAAAGTGGTAGAAAAAGAGCCAGAACAATCACAACAAATAGAAGTTGATATTTGCACCAATAGATTCATTGTTGAAACGGATGCATTTGATGCTTATGCAGTAAATTCATTTGCATTGCCAAAGATGCTTTTTACTCAACAGAAATTAAAAGAAAAAAGTACAATTGGATTTGAATTGTTCTTTGTTAATAAACCAGAAAATCAACCAAAGAAAATTTTGAATGCAGCAAAAAATGGTATTAAAAAATTAAAATTACTTTTCATTGATAGTGAAGGTGAAGTAAGCACTACATGGAATTTTATCAATCCAAAAATTATAGGAATTGATTTTGGAGTAGTGTCTTATGAACAAAATGGTGAAGAAGAAACCGATTGGAACAAAATAAAAATTGAAGTTGAATATGAAAACTTTTCAATTGATGCTTTTGAAGTTTAATTTTTAATTATCATATAGTATCTTTTAAGTGTTCCTGATAAACAATAACCCTTTAACAAGTAGATATAAAATGGCAAATAAAAAGAAGCGAACCTCCAATGTTGGTCCTAGTCGTGAAGTTCTGAGACTAATTGGTCTGTATTCAGATACAGTTAAGCTAGGATTTTCAGATGAAAATTGGACGATGGCGACTAGGATTCTAAATGATCTATCATATATGATTCCATTGAGCATGAAAAGTGACTTAGGAGATATTCTGTCATATGCTTATGTAGATGGTAACTTCTCACATGTAGATGATAAGGTTGCTGATGTGGTAGATAGATTGAGTACATATAGCTGAAAAAAAATAATTGCTAAAAATTAAAAGCCCCGTGGAAACACGGGGCTTTTTCTTTTATAATAATATCATGGCAAAAGAAATTGTTAGTTTAGAAAATGGAAAAGTAATTGTAGTTAAACCTATGGATGTTTCTACAATAGTTCCATTATTTTGCAAACTATGCGAATATCCTATGAAAACAATGGAAGACTCTATTTCTTTTAGAAAAATAGGAGTTTGCCATTATTGCGAAAATTCATGGTCTAAAAATAAAAATTGCAATATTGCTAATGGTTTAATGCCAAATAAAGAAACAGAAGAATGGCTTGAATATATAATTGTTAGAGATATTGCATCAAAAACAATAATTAATTTTAAGTGATGGTATATTATGCTTGTAAAAAACTATAAAAAATTTCTCAATCTTTCAAAAGTATTAAATAATTCTTTCCGGCACACTGGTCCAGATCCTTTAAGACTTGGTACTCAATCATTAAAATTCGAAATTCTTGATGATGAAATGTTAAAAGTTTTATTCATTACAACTGTTTCATTTCCCTCAGAAACAATAATGAGAGAAGCTAGAAAACGCTGGGAAACAGAAGCTATTTCTATGATTAAAGGTGCTTTAGAAGAATTAGAAAATCAATATAAAGAAAGTTTCAATGATACTATTAAATGTAGAATTATTGATGAATCTTTTAATGATTCTTTTGAATTCGTAAGTTATTCTATGTATAATCCAATAAAAAGAGCACTATATCGTGTTGGAGTATTTGTTGAAGTAGAAGATTGATATAATGCCAAGAATAAAAAAACCTACAACTTCTGGTGTTGTTCCTTCTCGTGCAGATCAGATAAAAGAAATAGTAAAATGTGGTAGTGATGCATCTTATTTTATTTCAAAATATGTAAAAATTTCTCATCCGACAAAAGGGCAACTTCCATTTAAAACATTCCCTTATCAAGATCGTTGCTTAAAAGCATTTCAATCACATCGTTTCGTTATAACAAATAAAAGTCGTCAGTTAGGGCTATCAACCCTTTCAGCAGCGTATTCTCTTTGGATGGCTTTGTTTCAAAAAGAAAAAAATGTTCTTGTTATCGCTACCCGTCTTGAAGTTGCAAAAAATTTCATTAAAAAGGTAAATGGAATGTATGACAGTCTTCCTAATTGGCTTGTCATGCCTCAGATTAAAGCCCGTTCTGTTCGTTATCTTGAATTCTCTAATGGTTCTAAAGTTCAAGCTGTTCCAACAGGCACCGATGCTGGTCGTTCTGAAGCTCTGTCTTTACTAATCATTGACGAAGCTGCACACGTTGAAGGTATTGATGATTTATGGTTAGGTCTTTGGCCAACCCTATCTACTGGCGGTTCTGCTATTCTAATCTCTTCTCCATCTGGTGTAGGAACTCTGTTCCATAAGATTTGGGTTGGGGCAAAAGAAGGCGAGGATGGTGCAGGAAATATATATGCAGGACAAGGAAATAATAACTTCTATCGTATTGAGCTTCCTTGGACAGTTCATCCAGAAAGAAATGAAGAATGGTTTGAATCACAAAAAGCGGAAATTCTACCAGCTAAAGGTGAACGTGGCGTAGCACAAGAATTATTATGTGTTGGAGACAATACAAATATTTTAACAATTGATGGCTGTAAAAAAGCTTCTGAAATAGCTGTTGGCGATTATGTTTTAACACATAAAGGTAGATATAAAAAAGTTAATAATGTTGCTAAAAGAAATCTTAAAACTGATGAAAATCTATTTGAAGTTTCTCAGCCTGGGAATAGAAAAAATCTAATATATATCACTGGAAATCATCCAATTTATAATTATCATTTTCATTTACCAAAAAATCATAATCAATTTACTTATCTTAAAAATCAATTAATTGAACAAAAAATTGATGCAGAATTTAATTCAATAGATGAATTAAATATATTTTCTAGTAAAACAAATAAACGTATCGTTAGTGTTTTACATCCAAAACTAAACATAGAAAATAGTAATCCTATAAATTGGGATTTAAGTGCTTTGTGTCAAAGTAGTTCTATAGAAAATAATAAAATTAGCTATAAGCATCAAAAATATAAAAATAAAAGACATGTAATAGCAGATTATAATTTAGGTTATTTTATTGGATTGGTAGCCGCAGAAGGTTGTGTTTTTAAAAACAGTTCTAAAAAGGGAACCATTACAGAAACAATGCAAATTGCATTAAAACTATCCGAAGAACGCAATACAATAGGTAAATGGATTGAAGAATATTTGTCATCTCTTGATGTAAAATATACAGTTAGAGAAAGAGATTATAGTGATTGTTTTACAATCTTAACTTGTAATAAATATATTATTGCATTATATAAACAATATGTCATAGATGGGAATGCAAGAAATAAGCATCTCAATATGACAAAAATACTAGAATCTGGTGAAAAATTTATCAGAGGATATATATCAGGACATTTTGCTGGTGATGGTGATCATGAATATTCTGTATTAAATAATAATTTTGGCAATAAATTAAAAGTTGTTTGTAAATCTCAAAAAATGTTATATCAAATTAGAACTTTATTAACAGCTTTTGGGCATTATGGCAGGATAGGTCATTTTAATAATGAACCATCTTATCTAGAAATAGATGGATTAAAGTATAAAAAATTAAAAAATATTACAGAAATAATATCTCAACCAAGAACAAAAAATATAGAACAAAAAACATCAAGAATAAAGTTGCTTGAACAAACTGGAGAAATTGTTGGAATTCCAATTTGGTCTAAAGTAGAACATGATAAAGTTAATTTTGTTGTCGATATTGAAGTAGAAGAAGACCATAGTTTCATTGCAGATAGTTTAGTGGTTCATAATTGTTCGTTCAATTCTAGTGGTGATGCTTTCTTAAAATCTGAAATATTAGACTTATTAGAAGCTAATACTAAAACTCCTGTTTCAAGTTATGGTCCATCTGGAAATGTATTAATATGGAAATATGCAGAACCCGAACACAAATATATCATTACAGCAGATATAGCCCGTGGTGATGCAGGAGATTTTAGTACAATACAAGTCATTGATACAAATGCTGATGAACAAGTAGCAGAATTCCAAGGAAAAATTCCTCCTGATGACTTAGCTGAATTGATGATTGATCTTGGTTTCAAATATAATCAAGCATTGTTGTGCCCAGAATTAAATTCATTTGGATTAATGACAGCAACACATTTGAAAAAAAGTAACTATAAAAATCTTTTTTTTGAAAAATTTTCTAAAAATATTTTCATGACTCCTACTTCTGATGAAGTTAGAGATGAAATGCCAGGAATCACAACAAATGTAAAATCTCGTGAAGAAATGCTGGCAAAACTTGAAGGGGTTTTAAGAAATAGAAAAATTAGAATTAATTCAATGCGTTTTGTTAACGAATTAAAAACTTTCATTTGGAAAAATAATAAAGCACAAGCAATGAAAGGCTACAATGATGACTTGGTAATCGCCATGGCAATTGCTTGTACTTTATATGAAGCCTCTGGTGTTACTGCTTATGATTCTTTAGAAGTTGCCAAATCAATGCTATTTGGAATGTCAAAGAAAACAGGATTTATGGAACAAAATGGAAAATGGGGGCAAAAAAATGATCATATGCCTCCTATTATTCCAGGCAATTCTAGTATTCTTCAAAATAATGAACAAATTAGAACTAAATCAAATAGTACAACTCAAAATATGAATACGCCGTTTTGGCGGCAGTTCGATTGGGTGAATCGCTAGACAAAACGCCCCCTCTGATGCATACTTACTAATAAGAGAAACATTCTTTTAGAAAGTAGCTAAACATATGGAATTTAAGTTTGAAGGAAATAGTCTTAAATCTGGGGTATATAAAATTATTAATAAACTAAATGGTAGAACATATTACGGTTCTGCAAAAGAGTTTAAAAGACGTTCAAAACAACATGCAAAGTCTTTAGAAGCTGGAAAGCATTACAACAAGTTTTTACAGGCTGATTTCAATACGTGTGGCACCGATGCTTTTGTATTTGAAGTTGTTGAGGTCATAGAAGGCGATAAAGGTGCTCGTCTTTTAGTTGAACAGAGATATCTTGATGCATATCAAGGATCAAATGATATTTGTTATAATCTTCGTAAAGACGCAACAACAGGGGATGGTTGTTGGAGTAAAGATCCAGAAGAAACGAGAAGAAAAATGTCTGAAGCGGCTAAGGAAAGATGGCAGAATGAAGAACATAGAAAAGCAGTATCTCAAAAAAATTCCCAAGCATCCAAGGCACAATGGTCTGAACCAGAGACTAGAGAAAAAATGATAAAAAAGATGCGTGAGATAGGTTTAAAAAGAGTAGGCGAAGTTCGTGGTCCTTTAAGTGAAGAAACAAAGAAAAAAATAGCAGATGCTCATATTGGTTTATCTGCTCCATATAAAGGCAGGAAGTTGTCTGAAGAACACGCAGAAAAAACAAGACAAAATTTATTAAAATATAATAAATCAGAAAAAAGACTCAATGCATTACGTCAATCAGCAAGAAAGAATAGAGGTACACCGATTATTGCTTGGAATGTTTCTAATCCGGAAAATAAATACGAATACATGGCAATAAGACAAGCGGCAAAAGAATTATCAATAAATTTAACTTCAATAAGAAAAATATTGAAAGGGCACATGGAAAAGACGAAAGCCGGATGGGTTTTTGTTTATAAAACTGCATGAAAATTATAATTATATTGGTTTAAAATCGCAAAAAAATATATTATATTCTTTATATGCACAAGTATTTGAAGATGGCAACGTCCTACGCTAATAGTCATTCTTATCACTCCAATATTGACTACCATCTATCGGCAGTCATTGTAAAGGGAGGTAAGCCTATTAGTGTCGGATATAACAAGCATAATACCAATGCTTTTGTTGAACATTATACCGACATTGCTCGTGGCAATGGCAGAGATTTTTGTCTAAGTACTCATGCTGAAATGGATGCTGTTCTTAAGATTCGTGGAAAGATTGATCTTCGTGGTACTAAGATTTTTGTTTCCCGCATTAAGAAGATTGGTGGCGTTGGAATGGCTCGTCCGTGCCATATTTGTCAACATGTACTGTATAATTATGGTATTCGTAAGGCTTATTATACTATTGATGATAATACTTTCGGTGTTATGCGTATTGTAAATCCTGCGAAGTCCTATAATGAAATTATTACTAACAATTCCGATGAAATTTTTAACTCTTATGACGATAGTAAGAATGAAGATTGATAATTTCTTTTTCCCACATGGTAAATGTAAGTTATGTTCAAAAGCTTTACATACTAATTGGTGTTCTTCAAAGAAATTTAGAGATACGGTTTGCAATTCCTGTTTCTTTGCTGAAAGAAAAAGAATTCGTGCAAATAACAAAAGAAAAAGAAATAGAAGAAATAAAAATCTAGGAAAAATTTATTTTTCTGATTGGCATAGTGTTCTTGAAAAGAATAATTTTTCATGTTGTATGTGCAATGCCAAAGGAAGAAAAAATATCACTCTTGATCATATCATTTCATTAAAAAACGGAGGTATGAATACTGTAGATAATATTCAGCCTCTTTGTGTTTCTTGTCATGAAAAAAAAGACGGACATAAACCTACTATTGCTTCAATTAAGCATCGTTATGCAAAGAAATTTAGAAAATTTCTCTGGGATAACTTTAAGATAAGTTCTCAAGAATCTAAAAAATGGATTCCATAAAATATTTATTTAAAATGCAAACAGCACAAGAAGAAATAGAAGAATGCATTAAAGCGGTTAGACAAAGAATGCATTTTGGAATGACAAAAGAAAAAATCGCTTTTGATTTAAGCAGATTCTTCTCACAAGAAATAATTTTTTTAGCTTATCATGCAGCTTTAATTCTAGAAAAATATAAATGATTTACATTTTAATTTTCTATGTTATATTTAATATTAAGATCTTTGAAAAGAACTTATATCTTGTGATTTGATAAGTTATAACAAGATATCAATAAAGAAAATTTATCCAATTTATGAAAAGTTGATTACTTAGTAAAAATTGATTTTGATATATTTATAATCCTTTTTGTATTAATCACTTAATACAAAATGTTGCGTGTAACTTAGGTGGAAGGTGCGGATTTAATACTGTACCTTCCATCTTTATTTATCAAATGATCTTCTTCGTGGCAGTTGGGGCATAGAACAATTAAGTTTTCCATTGTAGTGTTTTTACGATTTCTGTCTATATGATGTATTTGTAATATCGATGGATATTTAGCGTATCCGCAACGCATACAAGAGGATATTGATGCATTCCGTAAATAATATTCACGATAGTTTGTTGGCGAATCTGTATAATGTGATGGTTTAATATCGTCTATTCCTGACCCAATACGTTGTGCCAAATCTTTATGTTCACGGCAACAGAAATATAGACCAGAACGTGATATTTTTTTCTTGGTTTCGTTTTTGTAAAACATTTTATTACAATAAGCACATTCTACATTTGGGACATTAAGCTGTTCATAACGTTTTTTATGTTTTTTTGATATTGCTGCGGCGGAACAATTACGAGAACAATATTTACCATTGCCTCTTTTAACTTCACCTGATGGGGCATTAAAAAATAGTTTACATTCTTCACAACATACATTAATATAACTCATATATATAGTTTCTTTCGGGCGGGTAGCTCAATTGGGAGAGCACCGGCTTTGCAAGCCGGGGGTTGTCGGATCATCCCCGATCTCGTCCACTTAAATTTAGTATCTTGGAAAATATAAGTTTTATATTGCAA